CTCTTGCAGCGTTCGATCGCCGAGAGGGATGTGGCGGGTTCGCATCTTTTGAAGATTGTGAAATTGCCTGATTGTGTTTTCGTCACGTATGATAGCCAGGGTATACCGCGAGGGACTGGTTGTCGTATTAAGGATAAGTTGCTTACTGCTTTGCTTTTATCATATGTTCTTTATTATATTGGCATCGTTGCTGCGGAGACTCCTTTCCAACTTTCTGAGAAGACGGTTTGGAAGAGGAGGCCTAGGTCCGATTTTGCTATGGGCATATTGGATATGGGTGTGTGGGCTGGTCTTCGGATCAAGTCTGGTAAGATTGTGCCGGCCGTTAAAGGCATGGGCATTCAAGTCTTTGGTATGTCAAATGGCGTTCCTAGTGTGTCTAGTGGAGTCATTACTGGCTTTAAATCGAAGTTTGATTATCAGTTTACCCACACTGCTAGCACGCAGCCTGGGGCTTCAGGTGGAGTCATAATGTCTCGTGGAGGCATTGTTGGTATCCACTTGGGTTCATTGGAGAGGGAGAATTACGGAGTGGCTTTGGCCCCGTTTACTAAACCTATCATGGACCAATTGGAGGAAGCTGTTGCTAGCTCTGATTATGAAGGCCAGGAGGAGATGTTCCGTAGACGAGAAGAACAGATCCAAGAGCAAGCTGAAGAAGCTGCACAACGAGACTATGAGTTTGAACACCGTATGGATGATATTTATGGACCATCGGCTGGTAAAGTTCAGAAAGATTTCTATGAAGTTGATCGTGAGGAGGCGCGACGCGTCCTTGAGGATCTTTCGGTTAATACAGGTGTAGCCATCCGTGATATGGATGATGATACTATTACGAAAGTTCGAGCAAAAGGAGCTAAGGGTGTTGACCTTGGTAAGTGGGGTTTAACCGGTAGTGTTTTCTCTAAAGGAAGACATGAGGGGTTGGAGATCACTGATATCAAGGAGCTTGAATCCGATATAAAAGGGATTTCGGGGGATGCTTTGAGTATTCCCACGGCTGTTTCTGCGGAAGTTGTCTTGCAGAAGACCGCAGGCAGCGTGAAGAAATCCTTGCTTATTGCTCCTGTGACGGCTACGATAGTGGATGTTCCGGGTGTGGAGATCTCGACAGAGATTGTAACTACGGCGATCCCAAGTTCGATAGTCGCAGAGAAATCCGTCGCAAGTGGCGTGAAGCCCGTGAAAACAGTTGGTTCTCGTACAGAGAAAGGAGTGGTTATTCCACAGATTTTGAAGAACGAAAGTCAGCCAGTGGATCTCTCCAAAGAGTTAGTAAAATTAAAACTCCAGTTGGGGGAGGTCACCGATCGATTAGAGAAGAAATTTCTCAAGAGGTTAGAGGAATCTACCCAGAGCTTGAAGGATGGGCTTTCCCGCCTCGAGGAACACCAGGAGAGATCCTCAGTGCACTCGACAAGCAGTGTAGAACTGGAGAGGATAGCGAAGCCGAGTGTAAAGCCCCCAGCATCGAAGCCCAAGAGGAAGCGATCTCGAAAACAATCCGAGGTTTCCAAAAGTGGAGACCAAGTGAAGGCTTCAGAGATGAAGAAGGTTACGACATTGAAGTCTTAAGGCCAGCTGTTATGCGAGCCATTAAAGACATTCAAGGCGACTCCACCCCCGGGTACCCGTATTGTATAAATTATGCAACTAATGCGGATGTGTTTGAGAATGAGGGTGTTGAGAATGTAGCTAACGTTGTCTTGTATCGTTTGAAGTTGTTGTTGTCTGTTGACGGTGAGAGTTTGGCTCTGGAAAGTACTCCAGAGCGTGTTTTAGAAAAGGGGTATGCAGACCCTGTTTACGTCTTTCTTAAAGACGAGTCCCATCCGCCGAGGAAAGTTATTCTGGCGCGATGGAGGATAATCTGTGGAGTTAGCTTAGTTGACCAAATTATTGAAAGAGTTTTGGCGGCTGAAGCTGTTATGACTACTAAAGATTTTCCGAATCTCCCTATAACCACTGGCGTGGGTTTTACAGACGAGATGGTTACGGCTTTTGGTAAAGAAGTGAAACGTAAGTTCCCTGAAGGAACCCGTGGTAGCGATGTTCCAAATTGGGATGCGAGGATGCGTCTCTGGTTGATGTTGATGACCAACCGCTGTGATCTTGATCGTATGGAGGAACCCCAGGCTTACACTAGGCTTAGGAGTGCTCTGACGTTTAGAGTTTACTTGATGGCGAACGCGCTCTATGTGGTCGGTGGTTTTGTTTTAGCGAAACTTGTTGCGGGTATGATGGCCTCTGGGTCATGGCGTACGACCGATTTCAACAGCTTTGCTAGGAGAAATGTCTCGTTTCTGTGTGGGTCTGATGACTCTTACGAGGCAGGTGATGATTGTCTTGAAGATAGGAGAACTCCACTTGATGTAGTTGCTCGTGGTTACCAGTTATTGGGTTACCCACTTCGAGAAGTCACTGAGTTTCCTCCGTGGGAATTCGTGTATTGTTCGCATTATTTCTGGGAACAACCTGATGGAACTTGGAAAGCCGAGCTGCTGACGTGGCAGAAAGCTATCCATAAATTTCTCAGTGTTAAAGGAAAGATGCTTGAGCAAGTCTTAGCGCTAAAATTTGAGTTTAGACATACGCGAGATCCGGAGTTGAAGTCCAGATTGTTTGGTTTGCTAGATTATTGGGAGGAGCGTTTGCAGAGAGAAGCTTTGAGCAATATGAAGATAGGTTGTCTCGAAGGAGATCCTCCGAAAGCTAGTAAAGAAGAAGTTAATTGTTCCGTTAATTGGAGTGAATTATTTCCTTTGAAACAACAATCTAAGCCTTGAGTTATAGCAAGGCATGGTTGCATTGAGCATAGAGACCAAGCGTCTCAGGAACCGGCGAAAGAGGAGCAG